GAGGGGAAATTAACAGCCTCTCGCGTGGCCCCTTTAATGACCGGCGACAAGGCCAAGATCATGGCCGTGTGGCGCGAACTATGCGGCGACCCGACTTATGAGGAAGAGAGCCTCGATGATGTCTGGGCCGTGCAACTAGGCAGCTTGACAGAAAGCTTGAACCTTGACTGGTACGAAAAGACCAAACAAAAAATACTCACCCGACGCGGGGAAGTGGTTAGTCACCCTCACTACGAGTGGGCAGCAGCAACGCTCGATGGCTTCGACGCGACAATACCGGGGCCGGTTGAGTGTAAGCATGTATCTGGATTTGAAAAGTTTGATACGGTTCTTGAGCGCTATCAACCACAAATCCACTGGCAAATGGAGGTAACAGAAACCCGAAAGTGCGCCTTCTCGGTGATCGAAGGTGGCAGACAGCCCCGCGTCGAGATTGTTGACTATAACAAAGAGTACGCCGACGAGTTAATGTCCAGAGCGCTCCGCCTGATGGAGCATGTCTGGAATATGACGCCGCCCGTTGAACAGGAGCCACTAGCTCTGAAAAGAGTGTCGAGGCTCATTGAATACAATATGACAGGCAACAATATGTGGGCGTCCGCGGCGGATGACTACATTAAACATAAAGATGCCTCAGACTTGTGGGACAAGTCAGTTGAAACATTGAAAGGATTGACGGCAAATGACGCAATATCCGCTACCGGACACGGAATCATTGTACGACGAGACAAGGCAAACCGCCTCTCAGTACGACCAGTCAATGAGAAGTCTACTAAGCGAGATAAAGACGCGAAGTGATGACATTGGCGACCTGATGCTTGGCCTAGCCAAAGCACAGGGGGCGTTCCCGGAAATCGAACGCAACCGCACCGTCAAGGTTACGCCGCGATCTGGCGGGGCCGGTTACAGTTTCAAGTACGCCACCTTCAGTAATATCCTGACGGCTGTGCGGAAGCCGCTGGCCGATAACGGCTTGGCGTTCACGCAAATTATCTCTCACGATAGCGTTGGTGGGTTTTATGTACTCACCACGACGCTGCATCACGGCAACCAATATCTATCAAGCAAGGTGCCGTTGATTGCCGAGGGAGGAAGTAACCAACAGTTCGGCTCCGCGCTTACCTATATGAAAAGGTATGCGTTCGCCTCTATGCTGGGGATCAGCGCCGACGAGGACGATGACGGCAACGCCGCTGATGGCAACGAGATTGTTGCATCGCAAGATAAGGTCAAGGCCCCGAAGCCACCTGCTGCGGACCCGATCAGCACTGGGAAGCAACTAAAGGACATCCCATTTGCCACGATGGAAAGTTCATTCTCTCCCAACAAGATCGATGTGCCGCTTCTGGCTGACGAGAGCGCGTCGGACTGGATGAAGTGGGGTCAGACCTACATTGGCGTGGCGCGGTCGGCACCAAGCCCGGCAGCGTTGACGGCGCTGGAGCAGAACAACTCCGTGCCGCTGGCTAATATGAAGATCAGTGCCCCGAAGATGTACGACAACCTCACCTTGGCCATGACGAAGGTCCGGGGATCATTGAAGGAGACTGCAAATGGTTGAATATAGAGTGAAGGGCGCTTTCTTTGAGAGCGACAAGGGCGGGCCGAAGTACACCGGCTTTGTAGAAATCGACGGTGTCAGAACCAACATTGCGCTCTGGCCCAAAGTAAGCGCCAAGGGTGACGACTATCTGCAAGTCAGTGAGAAGAAGCCGATGCCGGGGGCGGGTACGGCCCCGAGGGCACCGGCCATGAACTCACCTATCAAGCAAGCGCCGCCGCGCAACCGTGACATGGACGATGACATCCCATTCTGATCCTCACCACCAGAGCAACGAGCCGATATCCGAGCAGTACCGGATAGTGGCCAAGAGGTGGGTTGATGCCGACACAGCGGCCTCACTCATGGAGGAAACCAAGAGCGCATTCTTGGCAGACAGAATTAATGACGTGATTGGGTTTAACCTCGACATGGCATTCAACAAGGCTGAACTTGCTGCAAAGGCCAGCCCTGAATACAAAGACTTCTGTAAGCAGATGGTTGAACACAGAGGGAAGGCTAATCTACTGAAAGTGCAGTTGGAATACCTACGAATGAAGTTTTCCGAGTGGCAATCGCATGAAGCGAATGCCCGATCAGAGAGGCGATTATGACACTAAGCGTTAAACAGGTGATTAGAGAGGCCACGAAAGCGGAGGCTCAGGCCAAGAAATTCACAGTAATGGCTAGGGCTCTTCGTGAACTATCTAGCGTGATGGCTAGGGGTGATGTCAAAGAGACGATTGACAACTTCTTACTGCCAAGAGCCGATGACTGGGAGAAGGTTATCGAGCCCGTAGTCCAGAAGCCCGTCAAGGCCAAGGTTGCTGTAAGGCCCAAGGTTGCCTTGAAGGCACGCAAACGCAAGTACACCAAGAAATCCAAATGGTGGGGCAAAAAGAAGAAGTGAGGAAGGAATTTCCCAGACGTGTCAAAGCCCTCGCGCTTAAAAGGTGTATGGATGAACAGGGCGTACCGCACTGCGAGGGGTGCGGTATCGTTCTGGTGGCCGGGAATATACATTTTGACCATGATGTGCCTGACGGCCTTGGTGGTGATAATTCTATCAGTAACTGCAAGGTACTTTGTATAAAGATATGCCACAATACAAAGACTCACAAAGAAGATAACCCCCGCATGCAAAAGGCGGACAGGGTCTTAAAAAAGACATACGGGATTGCTAAGTCGCGTAATCCAATGCCGGGAGGGAGAAACTCACCATGGAAGAAAACGATGTCAGGGAAAGTCGTACGGCGATAATCGCCACAGCCATCAGAGAGATGACCTACGAGGAACTTATCACCCTCACCTCGGCGCTTGTGGAGATGCAGAAAGATGCAAAGGAAGATGGTTGGGGGTGGGACCCCACCGAAGTCCACGGCGAGTATGGGTTAGCAAGCATGCTACACAATTGGGCGTCGGCGGTGGAGGTCTAACCCCAGATCAACTGGGCTGTGAGGGCCATCGCGATTGCTATAAAGACAGCCGCAATGGCCTTCCAGTACTCGTCGGGCTTGATCACCTTGTTGGTAACGGTAGATGGAAGCCGCCACCCATTCCGATAAGGCAGATTATCAGGGCAAATATGATATAAATCGCGATAATGGCGATAACTGCCCAAAGTACTATTTCGAGAATCTGCCCGACAATCGGGAAGGTGACGCTAGTAACCCAAGGTATAAGCAAGCGTATGCAGGCTACAATGGCGCTGGCTATAACCAGCCAAATGAGCATTTGCTCAAGCCACGCAAGAGAGAAACAACCCATGGTGTGTTCTCCTTTCGAGTGGTAACGTTACAGTATTGTCAGGGTTCCGTATACGCGACTGCAACGGAGGGTGGCGTCCATGGTGGACAGACGGTCCTGAAAACCGCGCCCCGGCAACGGTGAGGGTTCGACTCCTTCACCCTCCGCCAATTAAGCCGGGCTAGCTCAGTGGTAGAGCAGTGTCCTTGTAGCTCATTGGTCGGGGGTTCGATTCCCTCGCCCGGCTCCATTACCAACTAAGGTCGGCCACCACCACACCGGCCCCGGTCATTCCTAGGGCTCTGGCGGCCCCTAGAGACACATCCAGCACTCGCCCCCTGATGAACGGCCCCCGGTCGTTAACGCGACAGGTGACGCTCCTGCCGCGATAGGACACCGTCACCTTTGTACCAAAGGACAGGCGTCGGTGGGCGCAGGTCATGGCGTGCTTATTGAACCTCTCGCCCGAGGCGGTGTTAGAACCCTCATGGTAGTAACTAACCCTACCCTTCTGGCTTTGTGCATAGCTGGATGTGACGGTTAGTAGGAAACAAACCGTAACAAGCAAGATTTTACCCATGGGGATTGACCACGGTATAGCCAGCTAGGCTTCTGGGATGTATCCGGGTCCGGTGACCTCCGGAGTTGGCGTCGTAAACCAGCCAAGTGCTGCCACCGAGATGCTGCTCCAGCACAAAGACGTGGCCCCTGCGGGCAGCGGCCATTCCCGGTGCCGGGGTAGCTCGCGGGAAGCGTAGCCACGCAGCAGCCAGATAGAGGCTCCTGACAGGCTTTCCAAATATCTTGACGCTGGCCCCGCACCCACAGAACGCCCTTCTGGGGCAACCAGCGGGGTGTTCGATAATTGACGCGCTGCGGTAGCTCTGGCGGGCCCGCCCAAATGGAATATCAATGAAGCGCTTGGCAGCGGGAGTGTAGTAACCGCCAATGCATGGCATGGTGACGTTGCACTCGTCGGCTAGAATGTGGGTTTGTTTCTTGCGAGCTTCGGCTGGCGTGGCAACAAGAATAGCCGCAAGCGCAATCAGAGCTACGATAGCTTTCATGGGTGATGCCCCCTCTCCAATAATCGACAGGGGGTTTTACCCAAGGATGCAAGCGAGAGGCAACAACACTTATGGGGTTGACAGGAAACCACATACTTTTCAGATACTTAGTATTGTGGCGTAGTTATCCCAGATATCCCACTTATTTCGTTTCTTCCCGGCCCTGTTTTAGACCGGCAGCGGTTCCCTCAGCCAGCGAAGCCTTTGCCGTCGCCGCCACCAAAGCATCCTTCATGGAGTTGGTGGCTTTCTCGACAATGCCGACATTCTTGTTTGTTCTATAAGTGATGATGGCCGTGTAGGCGTTTATCCCGGCGATAAACAGGATAAGCACCAAGTTAAAATCGATATGGAAGCCTGTGATGTCCATCCGATCACGGCAACGGGGCGTTGAAGTCTTCGATCAAAGCGTCGAGGACAGCCTCCGTCTTATCAAGATCGGCGTCGGTTAGGGTGCCTGCCTGCGCCCCGGATATCAATTGCTTCACCGCGTCGATGGCTGGAACGGCATTCTTTCCTACGGTGATCAGCGTGTTGGCCACGCTAAGGCCCTTCATGGCTAGGTCCAGAATAAGTGCGATATCCATGACTTAGCTCCCGACTGTGCTGATGGTGACGCCATTGGCGGCGGCCTGTGCCTTTACCGTGGTGATCAGGTTCATGACATTGTTGTAAACCGTAATGGCGTTGACCTGATCGCCGCTTTTCACAAAGGCGCGTAGCTGAGTGAGGTAAGGCGGGATTTTCCTTGTGTAGACCTGAGCAGACTCGATCTGGCCTTTGCAGCTAGCTGGAATGGTGCCGTCGATGCAGGCCTGTCTCCAGCTATTAAGCCCGGTGAAAACCAGAATGGCGATGTTCTCCAACTGGTTGAGGCGGTCCCTTGTGATGGGATTGACAATGGAGGTGGTGCCAACCTCTACGGCAGTCTTGATGTTCTGGAGGCCAGCGCAGCCACCTAGAGATAGACTGAGGGCCAGAACTAGGGAGATTTTCCTGAACATGGAACTACCTTCTTGGTTTCGGTTGTGCTGACGTTATGCGGCAGTGTCTCGGCAAGCGCCGTCTCCTGCACTGGTAGCACAATTTGAGGCGGAGGGACATCCGGGGCGACCGGCTTGGCGGCTGATGCCAGAATCGAGCGCCTTGAGTTGGCTACCAGCGACCATATTGACGCTCCTATAAACATAATCGGGCCAATCGCGATCAGGGCATTGGACACAATCGGCCCTACCTTATCGGCGCTGATCCAGCCAGCCGTGGTGACAATCGTGCCAAGCGCCGGGATCAATACCCGTAGCTGACCAGATACTTGATCGATGGAAGGCGTTAAGGAGTTAGGTGCAGAGAAATCCCAACCGCTCTTGTTGCCGTTTTGGTCGTCTGCCATAAATAACCCCCAAGTAAGAACCGCCTACCTAATTATTTATGACACAATTTTGACGACATTTACAGTAACGCCGGGCGGCGCTGAGACAGTCACGGTGACGGTTTGCTGCGGTGCAACGGGAGGTGGAACTATCGGTGGAGGTTTGGTGATCGGCGGCGTGACGGTGACCGGCCCCCCGGACCAGTTTTTACGAACCGTCTCTTCGTCATCATAGAAGACGTTGCAGTCCGGGTGTCCTTTGACGCCAGCGGCGGTGTTAGGCTGCACGCCGGACCCGTCTGCCGCATATTGCCAGATATCCCAAGCAGACCATGAGGCTTGCAAGGTCGGCTGGCCGCCCTCGCTTGCGTATCTGGGTATCCACAAAGGGTGTCTACCCAGAAACTCGTTCTTGGTGTTCCCCAGAGCTTCCTTGGCGGTGTTGCCGCTGTAAAGTGTAACAAGCCGATTGGTCTTGGCGTCCACGAGGCGGAGAAACTCTTCCACCTGATCCAGCGTCATCTGCTTTTCGCCGTAGTCCTCCCAGTCTAGGGCTAGGCGGGTGTTGAAGTTCGGCTTGGCAACGCTGAGAAACCGATCAACCTGCTGCTCGACATTGTTGTTGGTAGCAAAGTGATAGGCCATCCATAGGTAGCCGCGCTGGGTCGCCTGTTCGCGGGCCTGAGCATAGTATTGGTCGGTATTGTAATTCCCCTCGGTGGCCTTCCATCCGATTGCTATCAAGTCAGGGTTCTTTTTGAGTGAGTCCCAATCAACGGGCCATGACCAATGACTGAGGTCGAGGAATTGCAGCTTTGGGGTGACTGTTTTCATTTTATGCTGCCCTGATCATGGTGATGCCGCCGACATAGGTGGGCTGCATATTCAGAGACGCGCCAGCGCCAAACGAAGCTGTCGTAAAGCTGTAGGTGTGGGTGTGGCCGTTGCTGGCCCCGGAGGTCGTAAAGCTGTAAGCACCGGAAGCGCTGAAGGTGTGCGTGTGCAGCACGCTTTGATTGGCGCTGGTAAAGGAATAGGTATGTGTGTGGTTTGCGGAAATGCCGCTTGTCGTAAAGCTGTACGTATGGGTGTGGTTCTGATTTTGTGTGCCGGTGGTCCCGGAATAGGTATGGGTGTGGCCGTTGCTGACAGTGCCGGTTTGTGGGGAGGCGGAGTTGTTTGGAAGTCCCGTTTGACTACCAACGTCAGCCAGAATACCCAAAAACTGTGCTGTAGTATAAGAATGGGTGTGATTGGCGCTGATATCGCTGGTGGTGCCAGAGAAGTTAAAATTAAAACCCTGTTGCTCGACAGAGGTTGTGCCCGATCCGGTATGGGTGTGATCGGCGCTGACAAAGCTGGTTGTGCCGCTACCGGTGTGGGTATGGAAGACGCTTTCAGTGCTGGTGGTGCCGCTAACGGGGGTCGATCCGCTGCCGGTATGGGTATGGTCGGCGCTCACATCGCTCGTCGTACCGGAGCCGGTATGAGTATGGGCCTGAACCTGTTGGTCGCCGCCACCAAGAAAAAGCGTATCGCCATTGAAGACGGTGACGCGATTGGTGCCTTGGTTCGACATCATGCGAACGCGACCACGGGCATCGGGCAGCGTAGTGGAGCCAAGCAGACTGGTAAGGATCGGATAGGTAGCGGAACTGAAGGTGGTACCGTTGCAAAGCAAGTATGGTTGAGCGCCACTGCAAAATGACACCCATCTAGGGACTTGAGAGCCTGCAAAGTCTACATAGGTCCCAACTCTCTCCAGATTGCGATAGTAGACACCAATGCCATCGTAGTAGATTTCGCTATTACTCGGGGCCGCTCCAATGCCAAAGGACGATCCGGGGGTAACTATTTGAGCAACAAACCCTGTTGATGGAGAGTTTGTCAGTCGATTATCTACCGTCCATCCCTTGATGATGTTTGGCAAAACAACCTGAATGTCATTCGCCAGCGTTCCGGTAAATCTGATGACTGCCTGCTGTCCCTGAGAGGATAAAAGCGTAACGGTGGCAGCGGCCAGAGCAATGGTGGTGACGCCGCCGAACATGCTGTCGATGGCGTTAAAGTTGCCGTTTACCGGCAAGTCCCAAGTGCCAACGTCCGAGCCGCGAATAGGGATCGCGAGGCTAGTGTTGACTGTGGTTGGATCGACCATCTTAACCCCGCTTTGTCAGTCTTAGGGCGCGACCTATCGCGCCACCTCTTGCCTGCCCATCCGGCACCGTAGCTAGTGATCGTAGCGCGAATGGAGCAGTATAGGATCGATCCGAAAGATTGCGGGACTGCCCCAACGGCGAGTCCTTACGAACTGATCTAAGAAGCCCATTGATGCGATTTTTTGTCATGATGTCGCCGGTCTTCTTGGCGGCATAGCCTGCGGCTGGCAGCAACAAATGCCCCGCCGCACCAAGCCCCAAAGCGTGGGCTAAATATTCGACTCCAGCCGCTGACACTATTCCGGTTGCTGCCATCTTACCAAGTAGGCGGGATGAATTTCGCACTGGGTTTCCCATTACGATATCCTGCATCATATTGCGCTCGTCTTGCGTGAAACCCTTTATGCGCTTTGGACTATTCAGCAGTGACTTGATTTGCTGGCGCATTGCATTGTCGATATTGGACCCGGTACCTCCGGAAGCGGCATTAAGCTGGCTCTTGGTGAGGGCCTGCTCTATCCGTTGTGAGCGCGACATCGCCGCCCAATTGCCCCGGGCTTCTTCCGCCAGCCTAGCCGTAAGTTGCGCGGATAGCTGTGAAGCATAATCATTCCCGGCGGCATTTTTAGGATTGGCAAGGAAATCATCAATCTTGCTTATGGCCCTGCTCGCCGCGCTGGCATTTGCTGTCGGGCCGCCAGTATTCGGATTGGTTTCTTGGCGCAATCGGTTCAATGATTGTCTGACACCCTCGATATCGGAAAAATTCCTGTTTCCTCCCGGATTGGCGGGAGTAATAGGTTCCATCAACTCCTTTAATCGGCTAAATGCCCCTCCAGCGGTGTCGGCACGGAAGCCCGATTTTATGAGCGATTTGTGGATATTGTCTTGCAGCGCCCGCACTTTGTCGGTTTGATACTCGACATCAAGGGCGCGGGCGGCTTTATAGGCATTGTCCGACGCGGCCTTTAACTCCACTTCTGTTGGTATGCCTCTGGCTCGCATAGTATTGCTAACTGCCGACGCAACCTTTCCAACGGCGGTCGGAGCTAAAATGCCTCCAGCAATCCTTGCTGGGGTTTCAAATGGCGTATCCTTGGTGAGTTGTCCCGCCGCCTCTGATCCGAGCCCCGACGCGGCTGCCGCGCCAGCCTTTATCAAGGGGCCACCCGGACCCAGATAGGATGCTGGATTACCCATGACTTCGGTGGCCGCGCCAGCGTATTTACCGGCAGTGGTTTGTGGGGAAGCCTCTACGCCAGCAGCTTTGTTCAATTGCTGTCCGTAGCCGGGTTCTGTCGGCGGCCTCTCGCCAAGGCCCAAGGTGGCCATCAGATTGGCGGCGTGATGCGACGGCCCAAACGGCCCCATTACGGCCTCGCCCATGTCCCCGACGAATCCATGGACGCCGCGAACTAGTCCCTTGCCAGCTTCCTTTGCGGTATCCCACAAAGCAGATGGCTGCGGCGTCTCTTCGGCTGCTCGACCCCTGTCCGCATGATCCAAGGCGTCTAGAAATCCGCCCGGTGGTTTGACGGCTGGAGGTGCATTAGGCGCAGCATTGATCCTATCCGAAACAGTGTCCGGAGTGCCTTCTGGCCCAGATAGATCATCCAAGATGCCCATCTTACAGGTGGCCTTTCAGGAAGAAATCTGATGTGTCGTTGTAGAACTTGTCGAAAATTGGCTTGTACTTCTTCGGGTCTTCGCGGAGTTGCTTGACGGCCTCTGGTAACCCGTCTTGTAGATTTGCAGGAAGCTGGCCGATCAAGGCTCTTACCACATACATCTGTGATGGGTTTTGAGACTCAAACACCTGACGCCAGCCAAGCGCATGCCCATTGGCAGCTAGATGCTTCTGGAAGAATTTCTGCTCATCCCTTGCATTCATCGCGGCGGCATCAAACCCGGCAATCAGCCGCTTGAAGCCAGACGCACTATTGGTTAAGCCGGGGCTGGAGCCAATACCGATCTGCTGCCCAGCGAACGACTCTCTGGGGCTGATCTGTGCCGCAAACGTCATGCCCATACGGGCTTGGATTTTGTTGATGTTCTCCGCAGCGGCAACTTTATCGGGGTCGAATGTCGGCTTTCGGCCAGCCGCCATCTCTATGGCATTAAGCCTCTTGGCATTCTCTAACCTCTGACCAAAATCCGCTCCCGGCTGAAGGGCCATTCTGGATATGAAGCCGTCCTTGTCGGCGTCCTTGGTTAGCGTCTTGTAGGAAAGCTTCATCGCAGCCAAGTCATGCTCCATGGCTGGTAGCATTTGCGCGGCCTTGGTCTGGAACGGAATGGTGGTGGCGGCTTCCTTCTGTGCGGCGGCGGCCAGCGGCGACCCCTTGCCGATATAGCCAATATCGCTCTTCGGAACAGTCATATTGGAAGCCAGCGAAGGCTCGTTATAGGGGGCGGCCTCCGTGGTCGGTGTGGTCGGCACCAACGGCGCGGTAGGAACAGCGCCAGCAACCGGCACAGTCCCCGGGATTGGAGCCTTGGTTGCGCCGGGCGCTGGGGCCGGGGTTGCTTTACTGGCTGGTATCCACTGCCCAGTTTCACCTTTGACTATTCCACTTTCCTCTGTTCTTGGATTGAACCAAGTCGAGTTACCGTTAATGACATTCTCACCGCTCTTCTGCCATCCAGCCTGCTCAAGCTGGTTCTTGCGCTGTTCTGCTGACACCGTTTCGGCTGGCGTAAGCTGCGTGTATTCGCGCAACATCTTGTCTGCCTGCAAACCAAGCTGCTTGGCACGCTGGTTGACACTCTCATCTTCGCGGGATGCCTCACGTTGCTTACCAAGATACTCGACGCCAGCACCAAGGCCTTTGCCAATATTGACGCCAGCATAGGGAGAGGTCCCGCCCATCATGCCAGCACCAGCCGCGATCATCGCCATCCATGGGCTTCGTGCCAAGTTGCGCGACATATCGTTCTTGTGATCCAAGTCACCGTATGGCGCTTTATATGGCGCATACAGAGGGCTCTGGGTCATATCCTTCTTGTTCTGCTCCGCCAAATCAGCCGCTGCCGGTGAAATGGCGCGAAGGCCAGTGGCCGGGGCCGCTGGCGGCGGCATTTCTCGCCCGCCCATGACGGGGACACGGACAGGGGCCATCTCCCGGACAGGAGACTGCGCCTGTACCGGTTCCGGGGCTGAATATGGGTTCGGCGCGGAAGGCCGCGCGAAGGCATTATTGAAATCCGGCTTCGGAGGTAGTTCTGGCTGGGGCTGCTGGCCAGCGGCCTTGAGCCTCAGAAGCGCCAGACCTCGCAACCTTTCAGCCTCGGTCGGGTCGCCAGCACCAAAGTCCGTATCGCCGCCCTCTGCAAAACCGCGCCGTCCTGCAAATCTCTGCCGCATGGCAGCGAAATTTGGGTTGCGCTGCTGCATCGCCGCCATAGCGGTTGGATTGAAGGCGGGGCGGCCCATCGCTTGTGGCGGCATTCCTTGCGGCGGCATCTGTGGTTGCTGCATAGCCTGTTGTGGCATCTGCGGCTGTTGCGGCATGGCCGGGGCTTGCGGTGGGCCGCCCATAGCAAACCCTTGATAAGGGTTGGTCGCATCTACCGCGCCGCCTTGCGCAAAGAAAACAGGAATGATGCTGGAAGCGGCCTTACCAAGGTCAGCAATACCGCTAAAGATAGACCCCTTTCCGCTGCTTCCAGTGCCTGAACTGCCTGAACCTTGCTGCATATTCATAGGCGTCATATTCAATTGACGTTGTTGCGCCAGTTGAACGAAGTCTGCCTTTGGTGCCTGAGCAGCAACCGCTTGAGCAGCCGCCTGCCGCACTTCAGGTGGAGCGGAACGCAAATCCAGAGGAACAACCTGAGGGCGTTCAGAGCGGCTTGAGGATTCACTTTTGACGGAAGGGACAGTCGGGTCCGACTTCATCCAGTCCTTTTCAGTTTCGGTTTCGTCACTATCCGTGTCGCCACCCCTCGCAAATTTCGCCCATGGCATGGGGCTCATCTTCGTTGAGCGCATCATATGGGGGCGCAACTTCATATAGATTTTGCCGCCGCCAGCATATCCACCTTCGCCACCACCACCTTCGCCACCACCACCTTCGCCACCTTCGCCGCCTTCGCCACCCTCGCCGCCGATACCACCCTCGCCGCCGATACCACCCTCGCCGCCGATACCACCCTCGCCTTCGCCTTCTCCACCCAGCCCACCAAACCCCTCACCACCAAACCCAATGCCGCTATCGCCAGAAATACCGACGCCAGCATCTGCGCCAAGACCAACGGCATCTCCCATATCACCAACCGAGATACCGCCGATATCTCCATCAGCGTTGGTGCCTGTGACACCTTCGTCGCCCATGCTGATGCCGCTGATGCCAAAGCCATTAGGACTCATGCCGCTGAACGATATGCCAGTGTCTGAGGTGATGCCTTCAAGTCCTGAGTTCTGAGCCGCCGCCTGAGCGGCTGCATCGTCGGCCATATTGCCAGTAAGGCCAGTGATGCCGAAACCGGGCGCGAGGCCAGTAGTCGCGGCCAAACCAGCAAGACCGGGGGTGTCCGTAGTGGCAAAGCCTTGCAGGCCTTGGTTAAGGCCCTGCGCCAAGCTGTCCATGGCCGCAGCCTGCTGTGCAGCCGCTACCGCTGCCGCCGTCAAACCAGTCGTGTCGTCGTCACCCTTCTGTGACTGCTGTGCATTAGGGGTCGCATTCGCCGTCACCGCATCGGTCATGCCATTCAGGCCGGGCACGCCGGTTGCGTTCACGCCGAAGCCAGCAATCGAGCCGGGTTGGCCCACGGTACCGGTGCCGAAGCCGCTGATCGCGCCGGGGCCAGTCGGTGCGCCTATGCTCGGCCCGAAGCCGGGTCCACCAAACGCAGCGGGCGCTCCGGGAGCCGAAACCGTACCGCCCGTGACTCCGGTATCGGTGGGATCGCCATAGCCCACCACTCCAGACACGGGGCTGCCCATAATGCCGTAGCCCATCGTCGGGGCCATCGACGTGGGAGCAGTTGGCGCGTCCGGGGCGGGCGCAAACGACATATTGACGTTGTTGTTGTTATTAACGCCAGTGATGGCGTCGATACCAACGGGGCCGTGGTTGGTAGTAACGGCGTTCGGCCCTAGCAGGCCCTCCTGCTGGGCCTGTGAGGTGACCGCCGCCATCTCAGCCGCGTCTTGTTCCGCCTCAGGGTCGCCTTTGACGGCTGCCTGATTGGCGGCTATCTGCGCAGCCAGCGACGTGGGCGAGGGCGTGGGTGCGGGCGCGAACTGGTTCTGCGGCGCATTCGGATTGTTTATGGCTGCGTCTACTTCGTTAACGTCATTAGGGTTAACTGGCGACATAATGCCGAGTTCTTGGTCCAACGCAGGATCGTTGGGCGGAACAGCCATGCTCGGCGGGACGCTGATATTTGGCGTCACCGCAGGAGCGGGCGCAATGGCATTGTTGATTGCGTCAACGGGGTCTTCATTGGGGTTTGGGTTGTTAAGTTCTTGACTGGTAACAGGAGCGACACCAGCGGGCGGGGCGCTCCATCCGCCCACATTGCCCATTCCGTCGCCGGGCCCGCCATGGCCAGCGCCGCCAGCGCCGTCCGGATTACCGGATAGAACGGGGGCCGTGTATGGATTACCTGCGGCGGGAGTTACAGGGGTGGGGGTGACAGGGGTGGGTGTGGTGGGAGTGCCGGTTTGGTCACCGATCACGGTGCCATTTCCCGCCCACTTGGGTAACACAAATGGGGAGTATGGGTTTTCTGGCAAACCATACCGTGGGTCCGATAAAATATGAGATAGGCGCGACTCGACGCTCGGGACGTTTATAGGCGGCTGGTCATAACCCTTCATCCAGTCGGGCAGATCAACGGTCCCGCCGCCCGCGTATCCGATACGGCCACCTCTGGCATTGAAAGCGCCAGCGGTATTAAGGGCCCCGATGACCCCGGAACCAGCCGTTCCAAGGCCCGCTATCTGGCTGGCGAAATTTGGTGCGGCTGGCGTGCTTGTGCCTTGACCGAATGCCTGCATGATGCCGCTCAGGTTACCAACGCTGTTGGTTGTCCCGGCACTGGTAGTGTTGCCAGACGTGGCGGTGTTGCTGGTACCGGAATTGAAGCCATTGGTGGCTCCGGTCCCGGCTTGCTGGGTAGCCGTGGTCCCACCCAAGGACGGGGCGAGGCCACCGGTTATCCCGGACAGGTACTGAGCTTGCTGGTAAGGCAGAGCTAGCTGGGCAAGCGTGTTCTGGTAAGGCGCGTTCAGTTGCGCCTGCTGGAGTTGCTGCTGAAGGCCACCCTGTCCCAGAAGCTGCTGCGTGCCCTGCATGGCCGCGTTCTGGGCCGCGCCACCGAGGTTGCCGACGCCATAGGCCGCTGCTTGCTGGCGCTGTGCGTCCTGCTGGGCGGCACTCAGGGTTGCGTTCCCAAGGCTGCCGACGCCAGAGGCCGCTGCCTGCTGACGTTGGGCGTCCTGCTGGGCGGCACTCAGGGCGCTGCCATAGAGGCCCGCCATGGTCTGGCCGGTGGCCAGATTCTGCTGCCGGGCGAGTTCTGCCTGCGCTACGCCGATGCGGTCACCACCGACGCCACCGGCCTGCTGGGTGAGCCTGCCGGTAATATCGTTCATCTGCTGGCCTTGGGTTTCCCGAAGGTTCCCAAGGACGCTGGCGGCATAGGGGTTGTAGTACTGCGCTATCTGGTCACCAGATATAGGGGCAGCACTCTGCTGATACATGCTCTGAGCTTGGTCATAATAAGGCTGGCCAATGCCCCGCAGGTCTTGGGCGCTCTGGTTATAGAGGTTCTGGGCTTGGTTATAGTAAGGCTGTGCAATACCCTGCTGGTCCCGGGCTTGCTGGAAAGCCTGTTGCTGGTCAGCCGAGAACCCCGCAACAGGCGCTTCCGGTAACTGAAATGGAAGTTGCGCGGCGGCTTGTGCCTGCGACAGCGCTTGACCTGCGGCACCCTGTATCAGCGGATTAGCGCTATAGGCGCTGGTACCCTGCTGTTGCTGGGCCGTATTCTGGCCCTGTTGCTGATACTGATTTGCCGCAGTTGTTTGGTCTTGCTGGCTACCGGTAAAGCTGGCCTGCTGCTGGGCGCTGTTTACAGCCTGTAGCTGGTTTTGCGCTTGGGTGGTTGTGGATGTGCCTTTACTGCCCTTAGACCCCATGTCGGGTATCCCTGTAGCCGGGGTTAAAGAAGCCGGTCCACCTGTATACCTTTATGGCTTCATTGCGGCAAGACACCGGTCCCAGAGCCGCTTTATCCAGAAAAAATAGAGTGGGGGAAATCCATACCGTTGCTTATGAAGCCACCAATGCAGGTGGGCGAAGAACCAAATAATGAACAAAACCACGGCTATGTCGAAATATATTGCTATTTCGTGCGGGATAAACGGCATGATGCCGTAGACCGGCTGGTTGGAGTAATTCATGCAACCACTTTCAGCTTGGGCGGAGTTTCTCCCATGACGCTCTCGGGCTTCACAAGTTCAGCATCGTCCTTTGGGTAAAGGTAGAAGGCCCCGATACGGGGCAGCATCCTGTCATAGAGCCTGATCTTGGCCGCTGTCCGGTTTTTCGAGATAATTCCGGTCATGAGTGGGATTTTAAGCTCATCGGCCAGCCCCTTCATCCATTTCAGGCAGGTTATGGCATGACGGGACTTCCGGCACTCTGGATCGACGTAAACAAGTAGCTCTTCAAGGTGAAACTCATCTGAGTACCAGAACTGAGCTATCAGAACGAAGGCCAAGGCCTCCAGTTTGCCGGGAGGGCCAATTACCCCGATCTGAGCGCGGACGCCCGTGTCGTGAGGGGGTATTCTCTCGGGGTGGAGCGCCCGATCAAGGAATTCCGTGACCTTGAACGGGCTTATAACAAATAGACCATTTTCTCTGTGCGTCTGTAGGAACAGCCGCCAGATTTCCGGGGCGTCATACGGCATCGCCTTACGGATTACGGAAGGAGTAGTCATGCACGAGCGACATATTGCTGAATTGAAGTCAGCAAGGATGTCTTCTCTGCGGCTTGCGCCTCACCCGGCCCGGAAAAAAGATGGCTGGAGTCGGGGATGGCTATACAGAAGGGAGTATCACCAGCGGCTTTCTGCAAAGCCACATGGCTCTTTGAACCGTCTTCCATAATATTTAACTGTGGCGCAGCGCCTTTGACGATGGCGACGGCTTCTTCATAGGTCATCTTCGCGTCCTCTTCTTTGGTTGAAATTCTCCGCACTGGCGTTCCACTGCTCCGACAATGGGGTACTGACTGCCCTTATCCGTGACAACGGGCGGATAGCGGAAGCAATTGCCAACAATGGTCGCATCTCCATTGCCCTTCTTACCTTCTCCCAACTCTACATAGTAGTCGCATTCCTCGCATGTCTTCATGAAGAACCCTTCGGCGGTTTAAGCCCCTTCAGCGTACTGATGTGTTGCGCCCTTGTGTTTTTTACAAAGGCATCAAGAATGTCGTGGCCAAGGTTAATGTCACCATTGCCCAGACTGGCTACGGTTTCTGGGTGTACCACATATTCGCCGCCAGCCGCCACAATCGGGGTTGGTTGTCCAGTATCTCCGCCCTCGGCAAAGCCTCGTTTGTTCCTCTTGCCGAGAGAGGTCATCCTGTTACCAATCCTTGGAGCCTTGGACCGCTGTATACCCATGCCGTAAGGGCCATGGTTGAACATTTTGTCCATGATGGAAGCCCCGGCTGCGGTGTTGCCTTGTCCACGGGCGCTAACAACGTCTGCCGGTATAACGTAGCTTCCGGAGGGCACGTCCATGTTCAGCTTGTCGGTACGTCCCGGCACCGACGATTTGATCAGGCCCTGTTTGGAGAGGCCAAAGGCATTCGCCCGCTCCGGATTGAAGTTGCTCACGCTACCACCTCCTGCTTTCCACTGAAGCCCGCGCGATACGTCTTCTGTGAACTCTGGCTTTTCTAGATATTTGTAAGAATGGAGCCTTCGGTCCTGCACGTTTCTGGCCCGGGTTTCTCCAACATTGTTCAAATAAGTCTGAAATAGGGCATTAGATTGTGCCATTTGGTCTTTTGAGGCCCCGAGAATTTTACCGGCCTTTTTAGGGTCTTTCATCATTTTTTCAACAGACTTATTGGCCCCTTCTTGAAAAGGAAGATTAGTCTGTCCCGGGAAATATTCCTGCCTAAAAAGCGGATCGTCCAGAGTCCTGCTATTGGCTTTGGGGTCACCGAACACGCGGCCTTCTCTGGAGTCAATAAAGTGCTGCACCTCATGTAGGGCGGTGCTGACTTTTTGTTTGACGTTGGCCTGAGTAGGCTTGCCAGCAAGTACGATGTAGTCGGGCACCGCTCTTCCATCCGGATACATTCGCATAGCCGTATAACCGTGCTGGCCAGCCTTCATGTTCGGGTCAAAGGAGATTGGCGGTATATCGTAAGCTTTGTGGAAATCCCCAGCGGGGTGCTCCAGCCTGAATTTATCAGTCCCCGGGATAGGCAAAAGCTTCGCCCCGGTATCGACTATTTCCTTGACCGGAGAGCCCTCGGTAGTTCTTTCCCACCCGGAACCATGCCAGATAGGGCCGTCAGGCTTCCCGGCTTCCAGCGCTACACGCGCCAAATCATCCCGCCGCTCCTGTTCGACAATGCCGCGATGCCTTAGCAGGTCCGCAGGCATCCCCGTTTGGGCCGCTTCCTCCGACACAATCTTGCCAACAACTGGATGGGTCAGAGCGGCTTCAGCCGCGACATTGCCGCTTTCCTTGGCTGCATTCCGCAGCGCAACCGCGCCGTAGGGCCCGACAAAGACGCCTGCGGTAGAAGGACTTCCGCCCTTTGGGCCGATCATGCTCATGCCCATTTCGCCGGTAGTCGCGCCAACGTCGCCGTAGGCCTGATGGGCTTCTTCTGAGCCGGGCTGAGTCTTACCAGCGTCCACCATGCTTTTTACATAGCGGTAAGGCAGCGTGACTGCGTGCTCTACGGCTTTGCCAATACCTCGGTAGACGGGCGCGGGGTCTTCACCCTCTTCAGCCGGGCTTTGGGTACCGAACGCCGCGAAACCACCATCGGCGTAACGGCCTCTGGCCTTTCTGGCAATCCGCAACGCCTTGGCTTTCTTGTCCACGGTCCTGTCCTAATAAATCGGCAGCTTACCGGCGTATCCGGAGGAACTTATAACAGAGATAAAGCCCTTCGGCTGGCTTGATGTAAAGGTGATGGCTCCAACAGACGAGGGGATCGTCGTACTCAGCGCCGTAGCCCCCGGGATTACTTGGGAGATGGTCTTATTGAGGGCATTAAGCGCCGTGACGCCGTTTTGTAGTCCGGTCAGGATGTCTGTTAGCGATGCAGTCATTACCGTCTCCCGTCAGAGGCATAGCGGTATCTGACACGGCCTATGCGCCAGAAGGTGTTAACGTCCGCTCCCTCTATCTTCATAGACATGAACCTGCCGCGAATTCTGGTATTGATGTATTGGGTAGTAGAACTGAACTGGTACGGCCCATAAGCTTGCGGAGTACCCCCGGTATAGTCGGTCGTATAGAACGTTATGGCAAGGGTGGCTGGCGGCGTTTCGCCAGTATTAGCCGATATGAACGTCATATCCGGGAGTATCCAGTCAACGATTGCCATCTCATTGCCTTCAGCAATCGTCCAGTAGCCAGTCTGGAACGAAGCGTCGATAGCTACCGAACCGGCATTGAAGCCAACCTCATGCTGGAAAATCATGGCGCTCTGGACTTCAGAGCCTATTGGGTTGCCAAGGACCGTTGTGTCGATCCAAGCGGAGCGCCCCAGCGTGCCGTAGTCCCACTCTTTTTCGAGGATGTTATACTTTACATAAAGATTGTTCTCGGTATTGCCGCCAGTGCCCTTTTGCGGAAAGAACCAAGTAATCTCGTTGTATAAGCTGTTTACCGCGCAACGAACTTTTGAGTAATTAGAAGTGTCGATGTTTTGGAAGACAAAGTTCCAGACCGTGCAGGGCAGCGGCACCACACCTTCTCCGCTTAATACAAAGAAGTTGCTTGTCCCCATCCAGTATACATTTGCGTTCAGAATTCCCATCGCATGAGGGCCAACGAGGCCGCAGCCAGAACCAACACGACTGAAACCGAAAACAAGCGGCTGGCCAATGAACTGCATCACCCAGCAATCAAGATCGGTCCAAATAATACCCTGCTGCGCCGACTGGATTCCGCCCCTGATGACCGATCCGGTCGGCAGATGGAACGATCCCGCAGAAGTCTGGGAAGACACTGTCCAGTTGTTGAAATCCAGAGCGTCAGACCACTTTATTATAAGCGAGTCCTGCGTCCATCCGAATCCCGGATTCGTTCGCGTAGAGGCCCACGCCACCAAGATTTGCTGCGGCTGCGAAATAAAGATACCGCCGTTGATAAGAGGCGCATTGGGAATAATAGATGCATTCTGGGCACCGCCCTCTGGCGACCAGCCAAAGATTGGCCCATTGAAGGGGCACGCAAGAAGGATTTCTCCCCAATTGGCCATAGTCCAGTCGGTGGCAGTAATAGGCGTTCCGGTTGCAGCGGTGGCGACAACGCCAAGCCCGTAACCAGCAAGCCCGTAGCCGCCAAGGCCATAGCCCAAGAAAGACGGCGGCCCAATCTCATAGTAATAAGTGATGCGGGCCTGATTGTTGTTCATGACGGCGGTGGCGGTGGCGCTGGCCTGCAACGTCGCCCCGATATTGAACTCGGTAGAATTGATAACGGTAACAACGGGGTACTCACCTTGAATGGTCAAACCTCCGACACTTGTCGGGGCCAGAAAATTGGTTTCCGAACCAATCGTTAGATTGTTCCCCGGCAGTGTAACCTTGACCGTCCCGCTGCCAGAACTCGTGTCCAAGACTGGCAAAATCCCGCTGGAAGTGGTGGTGGTGATGGCCGGGACGCTTGACAGGATTGTGTAGCTGCTGGAAGTAAGCGGGGAGTTTACCGGATAAACACCATTAAGGACCAAGCCACCTACGTTCACCGGGGTTTGCAAAACGATAGTAGTAAAAAAAGACGCACTGGAATTGGCATCTGTCACGGTGACGGTCTGGCTTCCAGAGCTAACCGTGAACAGAGCGCCGTCTCTGGTGTCGGCCTGTGGCGTAATAACTGTGTTAGCGCCAGAGATAATAACACTTAGCGATTGAGTCGCACCTATACCGAGAAACTTGTTGTTATTGTTATCCTGCCATCCCCAAAGTTCTCGAATGGTTGAACCAATGGCGACTGGGTAGTACGACTCCCAACCGCCGTACTTCTGGATCATGCCTTGCTGATATCTGACAAGCTGGGACTGCGAGACGCCAGCCTCGTTCTGCGAGAGCGTCATCATCGTGTTGACGCCCGGCCTGAGAGTTACTGAAGTCATCGGCATTGGCTAAACTCTCGGCGGGGTAGCAATGGGATTGGGTATCTGGGACTGCCATCCCTGCGAGCCATACTTCTTGCGCTGTTCTTCCATGCCAGCAGACGCGAACAGAATGTCATATTGCTTGGACCAAGATACCGCCATTGCGGCGTCGTCGGCCTGCGAACCGAAGTTACGCATGTAGCCTGAGGCAAAGATCATGGATGCTGCTATGAATAAATCAGGCAGAGATTGGGTAAGGTAAGTGCTGGAATTGGCCGAAGACAGCGGCGTGGGCCTCTGAGTGCCATAAACTACAGCCAGATATGCCTGATCGGGCGCTGGAGATATTTGTGCGGCTATAGCGTTCAAAGGAGAGAAAAATTTGGGAAACCCGTAGCTGTTTGAGGTGCCGTACACTGTGATTATGTACGGCAAGGAAACGACAGTTAGAGGATGAAACGGAGTCCCGGAGACTGCCGATGTAGAGGTGGAGGTGCTCACATAAATTTGGTCTATAACCAAAAACGTCCCAGTCGCAGTCGGATAGGTTATGGCCCCCGACGCCGAAGATAGATTTGTGGCAGCGGAGACGTAGGTAGCCAGAAAGTCCCCCTCTCGGTAGATACGCTGCTCGGCATAGTCGATCATGCCCGGCAGCATGGTCTGGAAGTTGACATCGTTGGACGAAATCACCGTCAAGTTGGCGATCTGGCTGACATAGGTGTTATAATCAAGAGCCATCAGGACACCCTGTAGATTTGCAGTTGCGCCACCGAGACGGAGGAAACACCGTCCCCGGTCAACACAAACTGATGATAGAGGTACCCGGTTGTTGGCGTAAAGCTCACATCCAGCGTCTCACCAATGGTACCAGCGGTGACGCCGCTGGTTATGGTGGTGAAGCCAACTGTGGCGTCGGAGCCTTGGAATTCATAGGCTACCGCACCCGCTGCGGCCAGCTTGGCGTCATATGGGGCACTGACAACGATGCGCTTCACCATCGGTCCCGTGAGAGGGTTGTTCGGGTTTAGACCTCCCCAGTATTTACCAATCGTATTGGTGAGGCCTACGGTTGATTGATATCTCACCGCACTCAGAAAGAACGGCTTGTTGGCATTGGAGTCAAAGGCTGCGGCAACGCCTGCCGCTTGGTTCATATTACCTATATTTGTACCAATCGAGGCGATGGGATTGTTATTAGCCGTGTAATTCTCAGGCCTCGGGTTCATCACCGGCTGCGGGTCGGCTGGCAGCACAATGACGCGGTTCTGCTCCTGAAGATCGTCAAGGCACCTGTCGCAAGTCAGTCGGTTGGTGTTCTGGGTGCGGGCACCCTGCCATTCGTACTGCCATTGCAGATCATGCTTGTTGTAAAGAAAGCCGCACTTATCACAGATGGCCCAAGCTCTGGGCCGCCTACGATTAACACTGGCATTTCCATGCGGGCGCATTTTACGTCCTGAAGTAAGAGCTTAGGCCGGGAGCGATATTTATCCCGACATTTTCAGTGTTTTGGGTAGCCGCTACGGCCCACGCCTCGTCGGAGTCAGATTTACGCTGACCCTCCATTTGAGGCGCATAAATGCGAGCCAGACGATGAGCCAAACCAGCCGTGAAAGCATCCATCCACAGATATGGAATTTCAATGTTCTGGCCATTTTCGTATTCTGCATCCTGCACCTGACGAACGCGATAGTAATAGAGCGTGTAGGGGCCGTTGCCATCCGGCGTCGGCCATAGCGTGATCGTCGGGGAAACCAGCCGGTCAAACCAGTAGACGGTTGGGAAGGCCTGCGTGGCCTTGTTGGGATAGGTGGAATACTCAGTGCGGCTGATCGGATACATCGAGCGGTCGGTGGATGGGTTTCCGTAGCGGAGGAACACATCCAAAATCATCACGGTTTCGGAGGGAACGGTATAGGTGGGGGCCCCTTGGAGGAGGGGAAGGGCCTGTTGGTCCACTGTCCATAAATTGGGTTGCTGGTTGCTGATCTTGGCAAGAAGCAGGTTGGCTTCCATCCGGGCGTCATCTAGGTGCGTCTGGAGTATCTCGGTGCGGCGGACGCCTATCCGTGAGAAGGCATTCAGAACCACCTCTCCTAGGCTTGGTGCAAAGTTGTAAGTGCCGCTGGTGACCTGTGTCATGGCGTTATGATCCTCAAATCACCTTGGGCTTGGGTAACGCTGGAGCCGGTAGCCGTGATGTTCCAGAAGGCGGCCCCGAGAGAAGACACACTGGACTGCCAAGTAGCCGTAAAAAAGCTGTCCTGTTGGGTCATCCTGATCGACGTAGAGACGGTGGTTATCCCCACCGGATAGGCGATATTCAGGACACCCCCCGCCGGGATAGTCAGATTGCCGTTAACATCAAGGAATTCGGCCACAAACTGGGCCGTATTGCCGTATTTGATGTTGGTGGTCATCCCAGCCCCTATGAAACGATGATAGCCACCCTCGCTCTGACCGCCGCGACCGGTGTTCCGGTAGCCGGGATCGTCTCAGGCGTCACGATTGAGGCGATTATACTGTCTTCTGGGACCGGGGCAATAATGCCCATATTTCCCCGGTATCTGGGGTCTTTTTCAATGATATCTACGTAGGCCCGGAGCGGTGGGTTGAAGGCTCTCAGGACAGCAAGAAAGAAGTCATGCTGCTCGGTGGCCGCCATGTACCCAAGGTGCTCAAAATTGATCGTCTTCGGTTCCCAAGCCTGATACTGGCCCTCCCAGACCTTGGGCGGCTTCCGAACCGGTATTGCCAAGCTGCCGTACCATCCAAAGGACGGGATGATCGGCGGCGTCGGCGTAAATATGACAGGCTGGAAGAACGGATTACGGCGCTTCGGTGGCGTCGGCTCGCGCCACGGCGACCACCAAGAACCGGGCGTCGGGACGAACGGGAACTGGAAGGACTGCTCGTCAAGCCACTTGACGCGAGGCTTGATCCTAACGGGATTGCTAAGGTTTCCGTACCAGCCAAAAGACGGCGTCGGCGGGAACAGAGATATGGCATAATATGGCTGTAGGACCGAAGGCTTCCTTCTGACCAATTCAGGCCACGGCTGGGTCCACCCCGGGGTGAAGGTCTGCGGGATCGGGAACGGGGAGAATGCGAAGTCTGCCCCCCGTCCAATTTCCCGCTTGAACCGCTTTGGTTCGCTCAATAGGCCGAACCAAGGCATCACAGTCGAGACAGCAACCCAGTCGGCGTTGTCTCGCAGCAAATCGTAGCTGGTGATGCGACGGGTTGGCTCCGACAGCGGCCTAAACCAACTTGACCTGCCTGCCGACGAAATGAATTGGTAACGGACCCGCATAGCGGGACCAACATCGGGCTTGCGGCGAGAAGGATCGGACAGGCTAGCAAACCAGCCGAACGAAGTCTCCACGTTGGGCTGCGGGAAATAGGGGTAGAACTGCTGGTCGGTCGGAGTTGGCCTGATCCTGCGGACAGGATCGCGCAACTCCCCGAACCAGCTATAGGAGACGATCAGCGGCAGCGGCTGAGAGAAGAAGTGCGGCTCAAGCGGCCTAGTTTTCCGCAAGGTTGGATTACTAAGCCACCCAAACCAACCAAGCTGCACCTCCCCAGTGGGCTGCGGGAAGTAGGGATACGATTGTTGGTCAGTCGGCGTCGGCTTGATCCGACGCACCGGGTCGCGAAGTTCGCTAAACCAACTGAACGACGCTGTGATTGGTGGATAGCCAATATACTGATCGGGGATAGGCCTAGTAAGTCTTCTTGTCGGGTCCTGAAGACCCTTGAACCAGCCGAAATCAACCACCACCGCGTTGGGTTGAGGGAAGTAAGGGTAGAATTGCTGGTCGGTCGGGGTTGGGCGGACACGAAGCGTTGGCCTCGAAAGCTCCGCATGCCAATCAATAGTGAATGTTAGCGCAGTAAATGCATTCTCGAATTCATGATCGGCAGCAACAAACTTGGCCTTAAGCTTCTTCGGCTCAGAAAGACCGTTAAACCAGCCAAAATCAGGCGCAACAGTAGGCTGTTGGAAGTATGGATAGGACTGTTGGTCTGTTGGCGTCCAGCGAACGCGGAGCGTGGGCTTGGATAGGTCTTGATACCAAGCCATCCGATAGTTGGCGTTGATAAATTGGTATCTGGTGGAAAGCGCCGCCATCCTGCTTTTTGGCAAGGTGGGAGCGGACAGCGGGCTGAACCAGCCAATGTCCCGTACTTCCGTTTGGAATAGCGACCAAGACGGCTGCTCATACCTAGTTGCGGTAGCTATTCTGCGCGTAGGATCGCGAAGCTGACCAAACCAACTGAAGGTGACTACAGGATCAGTATCAACCGATAATTGCTCGGACCTTGTAGCCGCTGCTACCCTGCGGACAGGGTCGCGGAATTGAGCAAACCATTTGTCGGCGCTGGTGACTTCGCCAGACGGAGCAACAAAGAACAGTGCAGCTTGCTGGTAAGCCGGGAAGATTTTGCGGGCCGGAGGATCAGTAAATCTTCCAATCCAAGCCGCAGACAGGTCATCCGCAGGGTCAGGTTGCGGTGTATAAGCAAGGAACGGGGCCTTTGAGACATGAAAATTGTTGACGCGATACGGTTGGTTAAATGGACCACGCCAAGCCGACGACAGATCATCCGCAGGGTCTGGGCTTGCTGTAAAGTTTGGGTTGTACTGTAGAGAAGCGTGAAGTCCCGGCTTGACCCGCACCGGTTCTCTAAACTGGGCAAACCACTTGTCGGCGTTGATGACTTCGGCTGGCGGCTGGATAACCGGAGAGAATAGCCCTGAGGCAATCAGAGCTACGGCAATTACCGTTTGAGCAACCCTCTTCGGCTCAGACCACGGCTGATGCCAACGGCTCTCCGTCACCGTCTCCGGTAGCGTGGAGACGGGCTCGGTGTGGGCCTGATATTGGAATAGGACAATATTAGCCATACGACACCGCCACTATCTTCCGTGGCTGCGCTTCCCAATATCCAAATCCGAAAAATGTAAAAGTTGAAGCTGGCGTGTATGTGATGACGACAAGGCCGGTTTGCCCCGAACCCGCAGTCTGCGACCCCGATCCGCGCAAACCGCCAGCACCGCCACCGCCACCGCCGTAAAGACCGCCAGCGCCGCCATTACTGGTTTCGCTGCCGCTGTTTCCTGTAACCTGACCCCCACCGCCACCGCCAGCGCCGGGACCGTGCGTCGAGTCCCAAGGGCCGCTTGTTGTGTAGCTCGATCCCGCGCCGCCTGTCCCGGCTGACCCCGACGCGACAGCCGATCTTCCTGCGCCGCCGCCGCCAGTGCCAGCCGTGCCCGCAGCGCCGGGCGATGATCCGCCGCCAGACCCACCGGGGCCATTACCACCATTTGCTCCCGTGCCACTCGACGCCGAGGTGCCGGGGTTCGCTACGCTTGCTCCACCGGCACCGCTCCCGCCCGTGCCGCCAGCGACAGGGCTACCACCGACACCGCCAATCGCAGATGG